CACTTTTAACTACACATGTTCAATGAGTTGCAGTGCATAAAAATCTCACGTCTGAGAAAAGGAAAATTTAACATAATATCAACTATAAGACCGAAAAAAATATTTATGCAGAAACAACGAATTTTTATGAACCTTTGACGGGGAAAAGGTTCGTGAACCAATCGACAGATTGACGATTGGTGTCAGTGGGAACAGTTACATCAAGAAGGAAACTGTTCCCACACCCTCGGCGAAAGTTCGCAATAAAAAAAAGACCGCCAAAGCGGCGGCCTTTAAACTAAAAATTATTAGTTATTGCTACTATCGGGGACATTAACAACAGGAACGCTATCAGGCACGCTAGGAGCAACAACAGGAGCTTTAGGAGCTTCGACAATAGGTTTATTAAGTAATCCATATTCATAACACCTCTCTTTATTCTTCTCGTCTTGAATAAAGGGTAACAGATTAGCCGGGTTATTGTCAAGTTCTTTTCTAAGCGCACTAGGCAAATTATTAAACATTTCCTCAGCTTGTTTGCAACGCTGGAAGTTCTCCATATAATCGCCAAGCTCTGAAACATCAGCATAAACAGGCTGAACGCCGTCAGTACGATAAGGAAGCGGCGTACCACAGGTAGCGTAGCGATTCATAATTACGTTAATATCGCAATTGTCCTTTTCGGATTGGATAGTCATAGTAGGTTCCTTGAAGATGATACCTTGTTTTTCTTCATAGGTATCAAAAATAGTTTTAAATCTCATAAAATATAACTCCTTTCAGTGCCTGCCGGCAGCAAATTGTCAAATAGGAGCAAAACGAGTGTTGCACCTATTTGTCAATTGTAAAGCAGGCTTGAGCTTCGAGAATCTGTTTCGGCATAGGAATTGTAATGATATTGCCGGTATGCTCATCAAAATCACAAATCTCAACAAGAACAAAATCTTCAGGGTAATGGAACAACATAGTTTCGTCATCATGAACGGCACGTTCAAATAATCTTTTAGCTTGGATTTCGTCCTGACAGGTCATAATTTGACCATAAATCATAGACTTCTTGTCATATACACTATACAATTTCATCTGTTTTTCCTCTTTCTAAGCTCTTAATTTGAGCTAACTTAAATTTTTCCTTAGCTTCTAAACGACCAACAGTATATATTTCCTGTTCGTGCAATTTAGCTTGCGCAACGCGCTTAAGTTTAATCAACTCCATTTCCTCATGATTAAGTTCATCGTATAACTTATCATAATAACGAGGTGGACGGAGTTTACGAGTTTTGTCATTATCAACAATTATTACCCGGTCATAAGGGTACACATCAGACGAATATTTTTCAAACCAACCTGCACCAATGCCGGGGCGACGGCTCATATTTACAAATTCAGGTTGAATACCTTCATACTTCAATTTCCCGGCTTCGCCGGTCAATTTCTTTGTTACATAGCGAGCAACATAAGCGCAGGAGTCAAATGACACAGCGGCCAACATGCAATAACCATGAGTCCATAACTTATTAAGTAAATCGCTAATATAATAAGGATAACCATTATTTCCCAACTTGTAAAGCCGTTTGTCCGGAAAGTCATAACCAAACAAAATAACATGATAATGAGGACGATTGGAAGAGTCACCATATTCACCACAAGCAAAAAACCGGATTTTATGCGGTTCTAAGTATTTCCTAAGTCGTTTAATAAAAAGTTGCAAATCTCTCTTATAAAGAGTCTGTTCACCTGTAACAGGTGACCAACGTATATGAGCATCATCATAAGTTAAAGTGAGAAAACTATTAGCACTATGAAGACTAGCTTCGTGCATACACCTTATCGCCCATTGACGCGAACGTTCAAGGCGACAACCTATACATTGACCACAAGGCAGGTTAACAACATCATAATCTGACTGCGGCGGCGTACCAAATACAATAGCTTTTTTGCCGTTTGGTTTACTTTGGCGTAGCTGATACGCAGTCAAAGGATGATAACAAACCATTACAACCTAATGCCGCCACGCATCGGCGGCGGAGCAGTATTGATAGACTTAGTTTTATCAGCAGTTGCCGTAAACAAACGCTTAGAGCCTTTACGAGTCATTTTCCGACGTTTCACAAAATCACCTCATTTCCCGAAAATAAACTGTCCAAGATAAGTAGCGGCGGCACCAATAGCGACACACAAAGCACTAAACCATTTATTCATAAAATCACCTACTTTCTAACACCAAGACCAAAGCGGAAAGGAATTAAATCTTTAATGCCTTCACCAATATAACCAAGTATAGTACCAAAAGGAGTATTGCGATAATCACGATGAAGATTAGAATCAGGGTCGGAAAGTTCTCTAATAATGCGATTAGAATCCCAATCTTCGTGCGTTTTCTGAGAAAGATATAAAGCGGCTTTAGCGGCTTCTGTCTGAATCTGCTTATAGGCAAGAGCGGCAGAAGCACGAGCCTGCTGGCTTTCGGCTCCATACTTTTCAACAAGAGCCTTAGTTTGTTCAACAGAGTTTTGAATATCTTGCTTAATTTGCTCAATTTGAGCTTTTGTCATATCACGCAAGGAAGATGTTTGTTGATTAACATAAAGAACATTAGCATCATTTAAGGCCTTAGCAGACGTATTTAATCCTATTTGAGATTCGTCCAAACGATTTTGAAAACTATAACGCTCCTTATCTAATTCAAGGCGCTTGCGCTCATTATCAATATGTTGTCCTTCTGTTTCGGCGGCTAACTTAGCATTTTCACGAGCAACATTGGCCTGAAGAGCAGAAGAAAGAATATTAGCAGAAGCACCAGCGGCACCATTATCAGATACCTGAGGCATAGAAGCCATCTGACTATTAGAGGCAGATAAGATAGGATTCAAACCTGCGTTTTTTAAATCCTGAACCTCTAATTGGTGGGCGTTACTTTGCATATATGCCCATTGGTCACGAGCGATTTTGGCATTTTGTTTAGCTGACCAATGGCCAGCTAAAGTACTAGTAAGAGTGCCGATAATGCCAGAACCGGCGGCAGAAAGCCAACTCATTAAATCAGACCAAAAGTACGCAGGATAACAATAATGCAAAGCGATACGACTGCAATAGTTGTAATTTGTAAATCATTCAATATATTCACCTCACTTATCAGAAATGGTCCATAAGACCAGGAACACCATAAACAGGCATAGGTCTTACACAACTTAAATTAAACCAGCAGTCAAGTAAAAACTGAGGCTCTGACGGAACAGCAACAACTCTATCAACCGGCGGATTATCAACGATAAATTCCGGGCTAAGTTTAGGCAAATTCTCAAATTTTTGAGCCAAATGCCAAGAATCTAAAGACTGCGCATAAGTAGAGCGGAATTTCCCGGTAACTTGACTAGGAGCATATCTATATTCGGCATACCTTTCCTGATAGCCAAATACTTTATCATCCTCTTCATTACCTTGAGCATATATTTCCTTATTCAACACAGCTTGTTCTCCAAGGAAAGCAAATGTCGGCCAATACATATCGAATTTTGTAGAACGTGTCCACATCCTATTAACACCTTGTTGATAAGTCAAATCGGCTCTGACATTGACGAGGCCAATAATCCAACCATGTTCGGTAAAGCTCTTGCTAAAGCCATTACCTCTACCATTGGTAGCAACAGCAAAAGCGGAAAGATTAGCCTGAGGCGAAACATCAGTGGTGCCGGATGTCTGAGGAATGACGTTAACATCAATACGATTAGAAGAACCACCGAGATATTCCGGACGTTGCAAACGAGCATCAGGAGAAACTACACCGAAGAAACTTCTGATTATTTCCGTGTAACGAGTACCACCACGAGCGGCACGCTCATACCAACGTTGAATCTGAAATGCCTCACGGAATTGATTGATAGTAACAGATGTAGCAGAAGTCAAATCAACTTTAGCTTTAGACAAATCCATACTAAGTTTGTAAGGAGTACCACCTGCAAAACTATCATCATCACCGGAACCAGCACGACCAGCACTAGTTAAAAGAACATTAGCAAGCCAACTATCATCACCCTGATTCTGACGACCGTGAATGTCACCGGAATAAAGATTTTGAAAAATCTCACCTGTAAGAGAAGCAGTACCGCCAAAAGGTAACTCTACGCCGGGGCCTTTTTGAGGCCAAGGTAAAGCAGATGTAAAGTAATCATGACGTTTACCACGTCTAACTAACTTATAGTTAGAGTATTGGTCAGAATCAGCTTTAGTAAAAGGCAAAGAATCTTGAAGATTTTCATCACGGAACCACTCATTATAGATGAGATTGTAAGCACGGAACGGCTCTGCTCTAACCTCTAAATTTGGAATACCTGTTGGCAATCCAAAATAATCAGCTATAGAACCAACCTCGAAGCCTGTACCTACAGGACTCTTGACGGTAGGAAAAAGGTAATCAGTAGAATCGGTAGGGTTATCCTGCTCACCACACATCGCCTGAAAATGGTCAAACAGCAGACGCTCAGGCACAAAGAACCAAAATGTATCCATGTACATATTATCCATAATGGGGCTAATTAAAGTAGCCACACGAGAAAATAATGTACAGTCCATTGTAAAAGTATCACCGGGTAAAACCTCATCAACAAAGATAGGTACTAAATAACCGGAATCAAAGGTAGTTTTAAGACCATGAGAACGGTTAAATTTAGAACGTGGAATCTGTGCGGTTGGAACCTGCGAAAATAAATGCTGAACTGAATGTCTACTCATTCACGAAAACACCTCCATTTAAAAACACGTTAGAAGCATTCTTAGAAGGAACATTGTAATAAAAACCGTTGAATTTCATAAAGACAAAATCGCCAACACCTAAATCTCTCAATCGTGCGAGATAAGCGCAAACGGAACCATAAAGAAAAATAATTGACTTAGGTTCAGAAGAGGGAACCATTTCATTAAGAATAACAAAACGGTCTAAATCAGAAATTACCATTTTTAACTCCTTTCTGTGCTTGTATATAACTATTACGCCATAGCAAGGCATTAAATAAATTTACCTTGCATAATTATCTTACCATAAATTTAACATAATATACATTATCGGACGTAAAATATTATTTTGCAGTCTTTGTGGTAAAAAGGCAGCATTATAGACAT